GAACTACCAAGCAATCCGGGCATCCATCGAGAATCCGCTACTTACGGCGTTTGGTGCATTGGTGCCTGCTGTGCCGGTCTACTTTGACAACATCACAGCTGTTCCACCCAACACCACCACCGAATACGTTCGGGTGAATATCACCTTCGGTATCACAAACGAACCTACGCTTACCAGCAGTGTGGACAATGCGCGTGGCGCTCTAATCATCCGTATTTTCACGGAAAAAGGCAAAGGCCCTGCCCGTAACCAAGTGTTGTTGACCACCGCCGTGAATGTCCTAGAGACATTGAATAACACCGCCAAGGCAAACACTGGCACGTTTATGCGGTTAGGTGAAATTAACGGCCCGACATTTTCTTCTACTGACGAATCTCCGCATTTTGTGGGGCGAATTGACACCAGTTGGGTGGCGACAGTCCTTAGCTGAAGACTGTTGCTATTCTGTTATAAGCCGGGCAGTGCCCGCCCCACTGTCCATCCCTTTGGTAAGTCCCTATGGCCACCACTGTTCTGTCCGGCACGTCCGGCGCTCTGTACTACAAGCCCGCCGGCACCACCGGCACCTTCGGTGAAACTGACGTCAACGTCGGCACCGATGTGATTACGGTCCAGCCGTACCTGAATTTTAAGGTTGGTGATCCTGTCGTTTTCAGCGTGGTTAACGCTCAAACCGGCGGTGCTGGTAGTGGCACCCTGCCTGCAGGTATCACGGGTGCTACCACGTATTACGTGTTGAGCTACACCCCTGCCACCGGCGCCCTTACGGTGTCCGCAACTGCAGGTGGCGTAATTCTGCCGATCACCGATGATGGTACGGCGGTCACCCCTAACACGTTCCAGGTTGCCTACGCAGCTTTTGCTGTTGTCGGACAAGTTCGTGACTGGAGCTTTGAAATCAGTCGTTCCGAAATCGACGTCACCACGATTGGCCAAACCCCTGGTCAGTATGTGCCTTTCCGTAGCTTCATCGCCGGTTTTGCCGATGGTTCTGGCACCGCAACGGTCTACATGACCAATGAGGATGCTGCGCTGTCCAACCGGATGATCGAGGACGTGCTCCAGCGCCAACAAACCGGCGCTGCCTTCAAGCTGTACACCGATCAGGTGTTTAGTGGTGGCACCCTGAGCGAAGCCCTCAGCCGTTCCATCGCGTTTGATGCCGTGCTGACTTCGGCCAGCCTGAACATCAACCCGGACGATGCCCAGTCTGTGACTGTGAACTTCCGTCCTTCCGACACCCCGGTCTTCGACTTCGCCAAGTCCTGATAACTTTTAGGTTATCGTCATCGGCCCCGCCAACACGGCGGGGCTTTTTTATGGTTATTGCGTTACACTAGAACGTAAATCAACAGGGTTTTATGCCTGCCTCGATTCCTGTCAGGGCGATTGACCGTCTTCGCAATGCCGCCAACCTAGAGCCCACTAAAAAGAGCGTGGAGCTTTCCGACGGCAGTACGTTCGATATGTGGGTCAGCCCGCTAACGATGGCCGAGCGTGAACGCGCCCAAAAACAAGCCAAGTCGGACGACGCCAACGCCTTTGCTCTCCAGTTGCTGATTACCAAGGCAATGGACGAAAACGGCGCCAAGTTGTTCGCCCCCGGCGAAATTGACGTCCTGAAGAACGAAGTCAAGGACAAGGATCTGCAGACCTTGATGCTGGCAATCCTGACCGACGACTCCGAGCCCATCGACCCAAAGCCCTAGCCACCGAACTTCGCAAAGACAACTGGCTCATGCTCCAATTCGGTGTTGCCAAGGAGCTGGGCCTAAGTCTGACCGAAGTACGGACGACAATGACCGCCGAAGAGTTGCTTGGCTGGAGCGCCTACTTCAGCATCCTCAACGAGGACCAGCAGAAGGAAATCGAAAAAGCCAAACGCCGCCGCTAACCCCGGCGGCTTTACACTGTGTAGACTGAATTACGGCTAGGTGTGGTTCTGTGGCAAAGTACAGCGCCGATATCGAAATTGCTGTACGCGGTGGACAGCAACTAAATAACACGATTAAATCACTGAACAGACTAAACAATTCAATCAATGTTGTAAACCGCAACGCAAAATTACTTGAAGGTAAAGGTTTTAACGTAGCGAGTATAGAAAACTATTCTCGGGCTGTATCTAAGGCAGAGCGTGCTGTACGCAGAGCAGCAGAAGGTACAGACCAAGAAAGACGAGCAATTACATCGCTTGTTAGTGCGATGGAGCTTGAAAATAAAGCTCGTGAGCGTAAAAATATTTTAATTGCGCGAGAGGTTGCCAATCAACGCCGCGTAATTGCCACTGCCGACGCGGGTGTAGGAATACAAGGCCCGGCTTTACCTAGCTATATGATGCGGGGACCTAGTTCTCCTATCGGCGGTGGCCGCCGTGGTCGTGGCGCTAGTGGTGGTGGATCGCGTTTAGGTGGTGCAATCAGCGGTTCCATCATCGGCGGTGCGTTCCCTCTGTTGTTCGGTCAAGGCCCTGGCGCAGCAGCCGGCGGTGCCATTGGCGGTTTAGTCGGTGGTCTTGCCGGTCCTGGCGGCAGTTTTGCCGGCTCTTTGCTTGGCACCCTTCTGGGCGACATCGCCTCTAAAGGTAAAGCTGTGCAGGATTTAGCCGACGACATGGGTCTAGCAGCAGAACAGACAAAGCAACTTGCAGAAGCTTTCAAGACAGCCGGTGCAGACGCAGACAAGTTTGGCGCCGCCGTTCAAACAATTCGAGGAATAGGGTTCGCGGATGAAGAGCAGGTAGAAGTAATAAAACTTGTAAGCAAACTTACCGAAGATTACGGGGGTAAAATAGATAAAGTTGCTGCTGCGTATGGCAACTTTGCTGCAAAAGGTAAGGTAGGCATTGCAGATATAAACAAATTTACCGCACAAGGTATTCCTATTCTCGATGAACTAGAAAAGAAATACGGTAAAAACAGGGATCAAATTCTCGCGCTGGCCAAAGACGGTGAGATCACTGCCCAGGATCTTTCGGACGCCCTTGTCGAAATAGCCAACAGATCCGACGAAGTAACAAAACGCACTAAATCTTCATGGGAACAAACGTGGGAAAATCTTAAACAGGGTGCCGGCACCTCCGTAAAAGCTATTGCAATCGTTGTAGGTAGTTTGATTAGCGTATCTACCAGTGTAACAGGCAACATTTTTCAGCTATTTAGTTCCCTTTACGTCAACTTAATTAACGGCGCCGTTAACGCTGCTGCTGGTATAGCGGACGCACTTTCTTCAGCGGCTAACAACATTGCAGCCTTTTACAAAGCTAATCCCTTGGTTATTCCTGCTCTACGTGATGCTGCTGTAGGAGGATTAGAGGCTTTCAAAACCGGGGCAAAAGGCACAGCAAATCGACTACGTGGTTTAACGAAAACCACAACCATTGGTGCGATCAGTGGTCCAACAGTACCAGGTCAGTTGCCGCCGTCTGAAGGTGGTGGTAAGTCAGCAGCGAATAAAGCTGCCAAAGATGCTGCAAGGGAAGCTGCCCGTGTAGCTGAAATTGTCCGTGCCCGACAATTATCGACACTGGAACTTCAACGTCAAGCTGTATTTAGTCAAAAAATAGCTGACGCAGAAATGGCTAAAGATCCGATCCTTGTTCGTCAGCTACAAGGTCAACAAGAAATTATGCAACTAGGCATCAAAACTGCTGCTGAGCTTGAAAAAGAAAAGAACAGCATGGCGCAGCTTGCCATTGCGCGTGAATTCCAGGCGAAAAAAGCACTGGTTCTACTCGGCATCGAGATTGATATAGCGAAAATTAAAAAAGAACAAACAGATCAGTACAACACTATTATTTCCGATCTAGATACCGAACGGGCGCTTAAATACGCAATCACAGAGCAAGAACGCACACAACTGCGTATCGCCGCCGAGATGCGGAAGCTACGTCTGTCAGATCCTTATCTGACAGAGCCGCAATTGATGCAAATTCAACAAGCTAAAGAACGTTTAGCTGCACCTAAAACCGGCGCTGAGCTTATTCAAGAACGCACTGGAGCATTAGAAGATGAGATGAAGGCTCTGATTGATTCGGGTAATATCGCAATAACGATTGCATCAGGTATTGGAGATGCTTTTAGTACCTCTTTCAAGGGGATTATTGATGGCAGTATGAGTGCCCGCGAAGCGTTGGCTGGTTTCTTCCAAAGTGTCGCGGATCAATTCCTCGACATGGCGGCACAGATTATCGCCAAGTGGATCCAGATGACGATCCTGAACAGCATCCTCCCACTGTTCACCGGCGGTAGTTTGCTTGGTGGTGGTGGTGGTGGTTTTGGAGGTAGTAATGCCTTCGGCACCTTCGACGCTGGTGGCGGATTTGCGTATGGAGGTGGTTTGAATCTGCTACCGGGTCGTGCCAGTGGCGGTCCGGTATCCGGCGGTCAGATGTACATGGTGGGCGAGCGTGGCCCCGAGTTGTTCGTGCCCGGTCGCAGTGGCACCATCGTCCCCAACGAAAAGATGGCCGGCGGCGGGGACGTCAACGTGGTCGTCAACGTAGATGCCAAGGGCACCAGCGTCGAAGGTGACGAAAACGAAGGCAAACAACTGGGCCGTCTCATCAGTGCTGCAGTACAGTCGGAATTGATTAAGCAGCAACGGCCCGGCGGTCTTCTTGCACGCTAATGGCTACCTTCCCTGACTACAAACCCCGTGTTGGCGCCAGAAAAAGCAGTGCGCCTGCTGTGCGCTCCACCAAATTCGGTGACGGTTACGAACAGCGCGTCCAGTTTGGCCTCAATCAAAACCCTAAGCAATGGACATTGGAGTGGAACGTAACGGAGGAAGCATCCGATGAAATCGAGGCTTTCCTGGATGCACGCGGCGGCACCGAGTCATTCGACTGGACCCCACCTGACACCGCTACCAGTTACAAATGGGTTTGCAGCGACTGGACAAAATCCATAGACAGCCCCGGTAGGGCCGTAATTCGTACAACCTTCCGGCAGGTATTTGAACCGTAATGGCCGTTCCATTTTCAGACCTTCAGGCCATCGCCCCCAGTGCCGTCATCGAGCTGTTCCAGCTTGAGTTGAACACTGCTCAGCACGGTGTCAATGAAACGTACTATTTCCACGCTGGTGCCAATGCAGACAACAACGCCGACATCATCTGGAACGGCCAAGCATATTTAGCGTTCCCAATCGAGGCAACAGAATTCGAGTATGCGGGCACGGGATCATTGCCACGCCCCAAGCTACTTATCAGCAATATCTTCGGCACCATTACCGGCCTGATTTTGTCGCTGCCTAATGGCTTGGAAGGCGCCAAAGTGACGCGGATTAGAACACTGGCACGGTATATCGATGGTGTTAATTTCCCTGGTGATACCAATCCATTCGGTACTCCCGATCCAACAGCAGAGTTCCCCCGCGAAATTTATTACGTTGACCGTAAAGCCGGTGAAAATAGAGACGTTATTCAGTTTGAACTAGCCGCAGCGTTTGATCTGGTTGGCGTCAGAGCCCCCAAGCGGCAGTGCATTAGCAATATGTGCCAGTGGATTTATCGCGGTTCTGAGTGCGGCTACACCGGCGACGCTTATTTTGATTTCAATGATAATGCTGTTAACTCTGCCGGATTAGATGTATGCGGCAAAAGATTGACTAGCTGCGAATTGCGTTTCGCCCAACAACGTTTTAGCGGCGCTGTTACCTTAGGCAGCAACATTATTACATTAGACAAGGACGCTTCATTTAGTACAGGTGATCCCGTGACTGGTTTCGGGTTGCCTGCTGGTACCACAGTAGTAAGTACAAGCGGAAGCGCAATAACCGTTAGCCAGAACGCTACCGCCAGTAGCAACGTCACAACCACCGGAACCATACAAAGCAATTTCACTCAGATTGTGGTTGCAAGCGCAGTCGGGCTTGCGGTTGGTATGACCGTAACAGGTAATTACCTAGAACCAAATACACAGATAACAGCAATAAGTGGAACAACACTTACTCTTAGCACTCCGGTAGATTTGACACAATTTTTGGTGGCAGCAACGTCTTTTCTGGGTGCAACGGATTTATTTGCCTCCCCAGGCAAGGAAACCAATAAAGTATGGGCGCTTTCGGGATATGCCTTTGCAGTGGGTCAGTATATTTCAAGTGATTATCTGCCTTTATCAGCGCGAGCACGCATAACATCTTTAGGTACGTTTGATCTATGGCGTATTCTTTCTTTGAACATAACGTATGTTCAATCTTTAGCTACGCCGATAACATGGACTGTTTACAATACAAGTGCTATCCCAAGTGCGACGCACTCTTTTACGGCAACTGATTCAAATTATACATTCCGAGAGTCTGCCTCCATTCCATACGGCAGTTACCCTGGTGTTGGAACGTACTTCACATGACTTGGCAAGACTCAGCACTGGAACACGCCAAAGCTGAAGATCCCAAAGAGGCGTGCGGACTGCTCATTGTCCGTAAAGGTCGCCGCAAGTACTGGCCATGTCAAAACCTGGCGACCAGCCCCGACCAATTTTTTGTACTCAACCCAGATGATTGGGCTGCAGCAGAAGATGTTGGCGAGATCATCGCCATTGTTCATAGCCACCCCGTCACTAATCCGTCGCCGTCACCAGCGGACCGCACAGCATGTGAATCCAGTGGTTTGCCCTGGTACATCGTCAACCCTAAAACTGAGGCATGGGGTGAGTGCAAACCATGTGGTTACAAAGCGCCGTTGATTGGTCGTGAATGGGTATTCGGTGTCCATGATTGTTGGACACTTGCCCGTGACTGGTATGCCGAACAGGGCATCATGTTGCGCGATTGGGAACGCTGCGCCAGTCCCGAGCAATTCCAAGCCGAGCCTTACTTCGACCGTTGCTGGAAGGAGACTGGTTTCCGTGAGCTAGGGGAAGATGAAGCCGTGGAGCCTGGTGATCTGCTGTTGATGGCCATCAACAGTCCCGGCCTCAACCATTGCGCCGTGTACCTGGGGGATCAGGTAATACTCCATCACCTCCAGAGTCGCCTAAGCAGTCGTGACCTTTATGGCGGGTGGCTACTAAAATGCACTGGAAGGAGGTTGCGTCATGCTGCGTAAGATCAAGCTGTACGGCAAGCTCGCCAAGTTCATCGGTCACCGTGTGCTCGAAGCGGATGTTGCAACAGCTGCCGAAGCTGTGCGATTCTTGGTAGCCAACTGGCCGGAAGTGGAGCAGCACATGGCCGATCAACATTATCGCGTCAGTGTCGGCACCTACGATCTGGACCTAGACGAAATCCACCATCCGGCTGGCGTCGCACCAATCAGCATCGTTCCAGTAGTTGCAGGTGCCGGTGCGGTGGGACGGATTATTTTGGGCGTGGCACTTATCGCGTTAGCATTTGTCAGTTTTGGTAGTAGCACTGTTTTTGCAGGTATCGCCGCAAAAGGTGCAGCAGCAGCGTTCGGTTCAAAAGCCTTATTTCTGGTAGGCGCCGGTCTTCTTTTAACTGGTGTCGCCCAACTTCTAACACCAACACCAAGAACAAATGTAGACCAAGGTGACCCACGCAAAAGTTTTAGCTTCAGCGGCATTCAAAATACCAGTCGGCAGGGAGTGCCCGTGCCAATTGTCTATGGTGAAACGATAGTCGGCTCTGTTGTCATCTCTGCTGGCATTGACACCGTACAGGTAACGGCATGAGCAACCTTGTCATTGGTGCAGGCGGCGGAGGTAAAGGTGGCGGCGGTAGTGCTCGCACACCTACAACTCAACGTGACGGGCTCGATTCGCGTCAATATGCCGAGCTGATCGACCTCATCAGCGAAGGTGAAATTCAAGGCTTAAAAGATGGCTTAAAAAGCATCTATCTAGACAACACCCCTCTACAAAATTCAGACGGCACGTATAACTTCCAGAATGTCACTGTCTACGCCCGCAATGGCACACAAAATCAAGATATTATTCCGTTTGCAGATGAAATTGAGGACGAGCGATCTGTCGGTGTAACGGTTCGCAACGACGGTCCCGTAACACGGACCATCACCGACTCACAAACCGACGCAGTGCGTATCACAATTACTGTGCCGCGCCTGGAACAAATTCAAAATAATGGTGACACAGTAGGCCAAAGTTTTAATTTTCAGATACAGGTTCAATACAACGGCGGCGGTTTCACCACTGTTATTGACGACACAGTGTCCGGTCGCACTGGGGATCCCTACCAAAAAGCATATATGGTGGATCTTGCGGGCGCATTTCCCGTAGATATACGCTTAGTGCGCCTTACTGCAGATAGCGACGATATACGACTGTCTAATGCTTTTACATGGACAAGTTATACGGAAATTATCCGCAGTCGGCTTACCTACCCAAACAGTGCCCTTGTTGGTATTCGCGTTGACGCCGAACAGTTCAATAATATCCCGCAACGCAATTATTTGGTCAGGGGCGTAAAAATAGCTATCCCTAGTAACGCAACAGTCGATCAAACAACAGGCCGCCTTATTTATTCAGGGATTTGGAATGGTACATTCGGCGCTGCTCAGTGGTGTTCTGATCCGGCTTGGGTTCTGTGGGATCTGATTACATCCACGCGATACGGTCTAGGTGAACACCTCGACGCTGCACAACTGGACAAGTTTTCTTTCTTCGCTGCCAGTCAGTATTGCAACGAACTGGTGCCCGATGGGTTTGGCGGACAAGAACCTCGTTTTAGCTGCAACGTTAATATCCAAACCAGTGAGGAAGCGTACAAACTCATCAATGACATGTGCTCGGTGTTCCGGGCCATGCCGTACTGGAGCGTAGGGTCATTAACAGTTTCGCAAGACAAACCTGCCGACCCTTCTTATTTATTCACGCTCGCAAATGTTACACAAGAAGGATTTAGTTACAGCGGCAGCAGTCTTAAGGCACGGCCCAATGTGGTGGTGGTTAGTTATTTAGATTTAGCACTGCGCGACATTTCGTATGAAGTAGTTGAAGACGCAGAAGCTATCAGTAAATACGGTGCTGTTAAAACTGAAATCAGTGCTTTTGCCTGTACCAGTCGCGGTCAAGCACGGCGCATAGGTGAATGGTTGCTGTACTCCGAACGATACGAGGGCGAAACCGTTACTTTTAGCACCAGCATGGACGCGGGTGTCATCGTTCGGCCAGGGCAAGTAATCAGCATTGCCGATCCCGTAAAGGCTGGCGCTAGGCGCGGGGGACGCATCCAAAGTGCCACGGCAACCACCATCACAGTTGATGCTGCCACAGGTCTGTCTACCCCTGGCACTGTTTCGGTTGTGTTGCCATCAGGCGCTGTTGAACTTCGCGCTGTCCAATCCATCAGCGGCAACGTTATTACGGTTACAAATGCTTTCAGTGCTACGCCAAATGCCAACAGTGTTTGGGTGTACGAAACTACCAATATTGAAGCATCCACTTGGCGGGTGCTTGGAATTGCAGAACAAGACGGTTCTACGTATTCAGTGACTGCATTGTCATATAACAGCAGCAAATACCCGTATGTAGAAAGGGATCAGCCGCTACAGCAACGTGACATCACCGATCTCAACATTATTCCAGCAACACCAAATAATTTGTCCGCTATTGAAGTGTTGTACGACGCGGGTGGCGTTGCTAAATCTAAATTAGTTGTTGACTGGGATCCTGTAGAAGGCGTACAACAGTACAGAATACGCTGGCGCCCGCAGAATGGTAACTGGACGGACGAGCGCATCCAGCGTGTTGACTACGAAGTTTTAGATACAACAGAAGGTATTTATGAATTTGAAGTATACGCAATAAGTGCAAGTTTGCGTACTTCTGTGCAGCCCGCATTTTTAACGAAACAAACTTTTGGCAAAACTGCTCCACCTGCCGATGTACAAAATGTAAGTCTTGTGCCAGGTGACCAGCTAAGCGGCATTCTCTCTTGGGATCGAGCAGTGGATCTCGACGTATTGCTAGGCGGCAAGGTACTGATTCGTCATAGCACTGCACTAGTTGGCGCCACTTGGGAAGAGTCTCAAGAAATTGTTACGGCAGCCGCCGGGTCGCAAACACAAAAGCAAGTGCCCATGTTGGAAGGCACGTACTTATTGAAATTTGAAGATGATACCGGCAACCGTTCTGTCAACGCCAATTCAATTGTTGCTGATTTTCCTGAACCTCAGTCACGTTCGTTGTTTAAGCAATATGCCGAGGACCAGGAAAGTCCGCCGTTTAACGGGAATACACTTGGAATGTTCTATTCAAGTGAATATGACGGCTTGATTATCGACAGCGGTCAATATGTTGATGACATGGCAGTTGACGGTGATTGGGACGCATTGTTAGCCCTGGATTCGGTTGGCGGTGTTAATGCTTTTGGTGAATACGAATTCGGTAGTAGCTGGGACATGGGAGCTGTTTACGATGTAAATTTACGGCGTCGTTTTGTTACACGCCCCTTGGTGCCAGCATCCTTGTGGGATGACAAGGTGGCCCTGATAGATACTTGGTCGGATATTGACGAAGACAACATCGATAAAGTCAACGCTCAGCTTTACGTGCGAACAACTACTGACGATCCCGCCGGCACTCCTACTTACGGCGAGTGGAACGAATTTGCCAACGTTATTGCACGCGGTCGCGGTTTCCAGTTCAAAGTGCGGGCAATTTCCGAAGATCCCGACATCAACATTATTATCG